TAGACCCACACGGGCTACGATAATTTTGTCGATAATTGGATCTGTATGTGACATGATACTCCTTTACTATATGTATATATTATAACAGGACCCTAAGGTCCTGTCAAATAAGACTATACCGAATTACTTTTCAGTAGCTTGGCTAATATACTTGCCGTATTTGGCATGGAAATCGTCAAAGCATTTGATTTCGTCCGGATCCAACGGCAACTTGTAAGTACTCAACGCCAATTTTGTACCCATAATAACCAATTCAGTTTCAAAGTTATTCATCATAAATTCGAAAAAGTTATTAGTCATATCATTCCAGTTTTTAGCATTTTTCTCGCAAGCATCTTTCAACTCGTAGCACAATGACACAGTTAAAGAATACATAGCTGAGATTTCTTTGGAATCCATCTTTTTAACTTTACCTGACAAAATATCAGTTGGGTTAGGCATTTTACCTGCAACTTTACGGTGAGCCATAAAGCTGATTGCAAGACCTTCGCCTACAGAACCTGATACCAAGTCTGTAAGTGTATCTACATCGACATCGTCATCTGTTAGCAATTCGCTTACAAAGCTCCAAGAACGTGGAGTAGCAAACGCACGTGAGCTAGACTTTGGATCAAAGTCGTACAAGCTCTTTTTAGAAAAGCTCAAGAAGCCAACTACGTCTTTATGGATTTTGTTTTCAACAGCCCACTCAAAGTAGTCATCCCAGTTAACAGTCATTTCCAAGTGAACAAAACGGTTAGCCAATGGAGCAGGCATACGGAATGTAACACCCTTGTCAGTTTCACGATTACCTGCCGCAACTAGTACAACATTATCTGGCAAGTGATATGTACCAACACGACGATTCAAAATCAATTGATAAGCCGCCGCTTGTACGCTAGGAGCGGCAGAGTTCATTTCATCCAAGAACAAGATAATGTTCTTGTGTTCTTTTGCCATTTCTGCACTTGGCAATTCCGATGGAGGTGCCCAACGCATTGTATTATCGTTGGAATCAAAGTATGGAATACCTTTAATGTCAGTAGGTTCCCAAAGGCTCAAACGAACATCGATTACGTGAGAATCAGTCTCAACACCAAGTTGTTTGATAATATCCGATTTTCCAATTCCTGGAGGACCCCAAAGGAAAATTGGACGTTTATTTTGAAAAGCCTTACGCAAAGACTTTTTAGCACCGCTTGGGCCCACTGTACGGCTACTGATTTCTGGCATTTTAGTTCCTATACTAAGTTAAAATTGTTACGAAGTAACGCTGTTGATGTATGTATTGTATAGGAAACCCAAAGGTATGTCAACTGTTTTTTTCATTAGCGAGTTCTTTTTCTCGCTCATTCATAGCTTTAATAATGCCAAATTTTCTGATGTCGTCTGAAAACAACATTAGTTCAAAACCCTTGCGTTCTGAAAAGACAGTAATTGACATTGGAGTAAGATAGTACGGACAATCGATATATCTTTCCAAAAAGATTAATGTTTGAGGACTAAGTTCAATTGGTTCGGTAAATGGAATTTCGTATTCTTTAAGGTCCAATTCTTTTACCAAAAATTCATAACCTTCATCACTCAGTCTGAAATTGTTTTGCTTTCCAGCACGAGTACTTTGCCACCATTTACGAGAAAATAGTTTGGTGTTTGCTTCGTCCATACTCTTACCCCATTGTTGTAAGAATATTTTAGTCAAAGCATCTCTCGATATCATTTTACAATAGTACCTTGAGTTAACATGACAACTTGGAAATCTTCAGTTCCAAATGTAAGATTCAATTTCTTTGCCAAATTATGTGCATGGCCAGGATTTGAGAAAGAAACTTTTTTGTATTTTGGTCCAGGATAGCTGGTAAGACTATTAAACGACTTTAGATTAAAAGGCTCGTTTTTGTAAAATACAGCCCAGATGGCTTCGGCTTCTAAAATCTGTTCAGATTTATAAGTTCTTTTATTAGTATGTTCTAATAATACTTTTGGCTTAGGTCGACTCATGATATGCGTATCCAATTATGTACGCATATATTTAGTCTTATTTGTTACTAAAACCTCCACCGTCCATACTAACAGTAATAACTTCTGTAGATGGATTATTTTTAAGTGAGTTAAACAAGGTTTCATAATCTTGAGAAACCTTGTCTAACAATTCAGTAAGGGCTAAATTTAACAATCTAGCCTGTTGAATAGTTAATTTAACTTCTTTACTTTGGCTTAATTCTGCAGCACGTAACGATTGTGCAAATTGTGTAATAGGGGTTAAATTAATCTGATTTGACATTGCTCAATACCTGTTTCATTTCAAATTCTGTTTTAAAAGGACCTTTAAACGGGTTACGTTCTATGGTAATTGCTTTAGGGCAAAAACTTTTAACCCAACCTTTATTAAATTTAATAGTGTAGTAACCTGCACAGTACAAACTCTTACTAGCATTACTCTTTGTAAACAACGGTAATTTACGTTGTACATCATACATAGCATTGTATGGGTTTACACTAGTAGGAAATCCGTGGCATTCATTAGGATCTGCTTGTGTAACTTTAACTTTAGTACTTGATAAGAAAAACCCTTCTCCGAACTGTTTTGTAAGATCTTGTTTCTTATTAAACATTAGTTCACCGTTAGTACTTGATAGTACAAACTTGTTATTTTCTTTTTTATGTAGTGTTGCAATCTTAGCGCCATCTTGCTCTACGATCCAAAACTTACCATCCACAATAGGCTTGGCGTGTATTTCTGTCATATTTTTCTCCTTAGTATTACACGGGCCCTGACGGCACCCGAGTAATATACGTATTTATTCCTCGACAAAGTCAATAACATTGCCATCGGCATCTGCACAGATAATACGCACAGTGTCGCCATTTTCGTTTTTAATTTCAATTGGCCCCCAAATCCACCACTCAGTGTCGCCTTGCATCCACGGATCGTCTTCACGTTCTTCCAATTCGTAAGGGCTATTTTCTTCAAGGAAATCTTCAATTTCTGCTTGAGCTTCTTCATCAAGTCCTGTAACATCTACATCATACCAACAACCGCCGTCAAACATTTCAACAAGTTCAACACTTTCGATATTGTTGATTTCACAATCTAACATATTGATGCTGTCTTTACGACCATCACCATCGGGCACTTCTACAAACTCAAATTCTGGAGGATTCTCGTCTGTAGTTTCTACAGTCCACTCACCATAGCGAAATCCATTCACTACAGTAACTTTACCATCACCGTTACGTTGGTTGTAGGTTTCAACTTCTTGACAAGATTTTTTATAATATGTACTGACAGTCCACTGAGCCATAGATATCTCCTTAGTTGTCCAAATCCATTGTAGTCCACTCTTGAACTACATCGAGCATATCTTGTTCAGAGTTACAAAGAATCTTAGCGGTTTTCCATTCGCCTTCTTCATCACGTCCTCCAACTTCAACCATATAGCCGTTATCATAACGATTGATAGTGATCGATTCATTTACTTTTGCTAGTTTTGCTAGTTTTGCCATTTTAATTCTCCTGGGTTAGTGTGCGCCAAGTAAGATCTTTTTCAGGATACTTTGCTTGGAATGGTTCTGCATATTGCTGAATGTTATCAGCGATCTTTTTCATATCCCAAGCATTACAAAACTTGAGCATACGGATACCAACTTGCGTAACCTCTTTAGGTCTAGCATTAGTATTGATAGTATCTTTAATCTTTTCTTTAATATCGTCAGGCTGTGCAGTCAAGTCACATAACTGTACATTACGTTGATAATCTTCTAGTACACGGTGTTCTTCGCCATTGTGGTCAACCCATCTCTGAAGCATGAGATTGTTCCACGCAAATCCTTTGGCTTTACGATCTTCGAACGCTTCAGTAAGACCAACTTTGTTTTTAGAACCTTTAGTACGCACACCTGGATACGCCGAGAAGACATTATCACTGGTATCACCACGCATACATTTCTCGAATAACATCCACTCCGGGTCTTGTGCTGGTTTTGGCTCGCCTGTCTTTTTGTCTTTAACGGGTTTACCTTTGGCATCAAAGATTCCTTCGTGTGTAATATGTAAATCACCTACACCGTTATACTGACTAACAGTAGGACTTACTAATTGTGCAAAATCTCCATCTGTCGAAATAATAACGTGTTTGCTATGCGGATGTGCTTGTATCCAACCTGCAATCAAATCATCTGCTTCTAAGTTTTCATGACGCATTACAGTACAGTTAGTTTTCTCTACAATGAAATTTTTAAATTCGTCAAATGCTTCCCAGAACAATTTATCTTCATCTTGTTCTTTTTGTGTCATAGCTGCACGAGTTTCTTGTCGATTAGCTTTGTAAGGTTTATAATAGTCCTTACGCCAGCTTCGACCCTCGAGGCAGAATACTACATGAGTACCACCGAAGTCATTCCATGCTTTCTTGATACTGTTAAGTGTAATGTGAAATGCCATGCCGAGCTTAATATCGGCTGACCCTTGAACAACGTGCCTAGCACGAAAGAATGTATTTGCAGTATCAACTAAAATATACGTCATTTAACTTCAGCTTTTCCGCCACCTATTTTACTTACATTAATAAATCCAGCACCGACACGTTCTGGTTCTGCAATACCTGCTTCTGCAAGCATATTGCCGGCTAAATCTCTGAACCAACGGTCTACGATTTCTTCATCTGGATCGCCTTCAAAGCCGTATCCAGCTTGTTTTAATTGTACTATAAATTCATCATTCCAGTCAAGTTCAAAGAAGCCATTTCTAACATTATCTTTATTAACATGAGTATCCAATACAGCTACCCAGGGCTCTCCTCTAGCGGTTGCACGAGTTTTTGGATCCATTTTTGCTTGTTCTTCTCGTTGCTGAGCCAAATAAGTTTCGGCAACTGCTTTATCTCTAACAATTTGAAGTGCTTCTTTTTCGGCTTGTAATTGGTCAATACCTAACCATTTTCTAAATAAGTTTTTAATCATCTTTTTTCTCTCTACATGTACAGTTACGTCCTTGATTACAATTTCCAGTACATGCTGTCGGTACATTTTTTACCCAACGCAATAATAATAATATTAATACTATCCAACCAATTATAAAACAAGACATAAAAAACATTTTAGGTTCCCCACTCATTTTTAAATAATGGCACTTGTAACCGATCACTGTAACGTAAACCTTGTTGCATTGCCATCAATGCCACTGACTTAGCATTTAAATTATAAACACTTTCAACACCGCCTACTGGCATAAAGTAAACGTGTCCTTTAAACCCAGCCGCACGATATTCACTTGCGGCCTTTAATGCGTAATCTCTATCCTCTTCGGTAGCAATTACAAATTTAAGATATGCTGTGCCAACTTGTTCGTACTCGCACACTACTTCTGGTAGGATTGCTTCTTCCCACTTTTCACCGCTACATGGCAACTTAGCACTTACACTAAATGTAACTTCTCTATCCCAAGACTCAGCAGTCCATTCTCCTAGATAATGTTTAAATTCAGGAGTTAGTTTTTGAGTACCATTTGTTTCAAATGTAATCTCTTTCAAGCCTTTCATCTTGTCGTGTTCTAGCAAGTCTGGATAAGCACGTTGCCAACCTAGTAATGGCTCACCGCCCGTAATAACTAGATGCTCGTCTAGCCATTCATTGTGTGGCAGAATCTCCATAATGCGGTCTACTATAGCATCGCTAGTAAGCATTGGACTAAGTTCTTTAAAACTAGGATGCCAGCTAGCATAGCTATCGCATCCGGTGCTTACTAAAGGTAATTCTTCGTATTTGTTATAATGATGTACTACGGTAGCAATGTCTTCTGCTTCTGTACTTGATTCGCCTCTAGGCATACCAAATCCTGCACAGCGGAAATTACAGCCGAAAGTTCTAAGGAACACGCTGGGCACCCCCATATATCTACCCTCTCCCTGTATAGAGTAGAAAAGTTCCGCTATCTTAATTTTGCTCATGTTAATTCTCTAAAATTTTTATTATCTATCATATTATACACTTTGTCTGTTATAATGTCAAATGCTATGCTTATTCTAGGTTCAGGGTCGTTGTTATTATCAGTCCAATGTATAATATGAGATGGAAACAATATTAATTCTCCTACTATATTATAAATTCCTACTTTTGAATCATTAAAAGGATTTTTATAATAAGTCATAGTGTGGTTAGTTTGTATACACACATTTCCTGATACGTATGCATATTCTTGAGGCGCATCGGAATGAGCCGTACAATGGTGATGTGCTGTTATTTTTCTTCCATTATTCCGTAGTATGTTAGCCCAACATTGGATATATGTTTTGTTAGGTATAGTATGTCCTACTTTATTGGAATAATCGATAAATTGATCTCGTACAAAAGATTTAAATTCTTGTATTTCTGGATAATCGAAATCAAATAAATTATACTCGCCAAGCCTCCCAGTTAGCCAACTTGCATCTTTTTCATGATCAGGTTTTTTTGTACCTATAAGTATATTAAATTCTTCTAGTAAAATAATTTCTGATATCTTTGCAGAAAGAGTTTTATCAAACTGTGAACGATGAATTTTAATCGAATGGCTTGGTAAAAAGAAAGATTTACTATCAAATGATAGCTCGTCTATTTTACTCATTGTTGTCTTTTTCTAAAAAATGCGATACTTGATCTTCTGCATCTTGAACACTTTCTGCCCATACTGTAAAAATAGCAATACCTTTAGTGGCACTAATATCGAACGGAATAGTTCCGTCAGGCAACCAATTGTCGCCTACTTCACGTTTGATCTCAAACTTATTTAGGTCTGTAGTTTTCATACGGTAAATTAGTTCATCAGTTATTTGTTTAGCGTTCTGCATCTCGTTCCTCTTTGAATTGTTCTACATCTTCAACAGCACTCAACAGCGTATGAGCATAATTAAATGCTTGCTGTTTACGCATAACCAGAGTAGACTCTGTGTCGACGTAACCTTTAGTTAACAATGTCCAAATAGCATGCCAGCGAGTTTTACTCCACCAATTGCTTCGTACAGTTGTATAAACGGTGACACCGACTTCACCGTGGTCGTCGGCTTCTACCCAAATATGATGATCATGCTCCGAAGCACCGCACTCGCAGGCAACTCGGTAGACTTTACTCTTACCCCAGTCATTAGTTTGCATAATGCCTTCAGCTGGCGTTTGGTACATCATTTTGAAGCATACTCCTGTTGCATCTTAATATTATCAAAAAACTCTTTCTTTGTACCGTGGTCGTCTTTGAACGCACCTTTTAATACTGTAGTTTGTGTTAAACTACTTTTTGCCATAATACCGCGATTCTCACAGCATCCGTGTGTAGCCTGTACATACACACCTATGTCTCTAGCTTCTGTGGCTTTTTGGATTTCCCTAGCAATATCATTACAAAGTTCCTCCTGGAGAGTACCTCGTCTGGCACACCACTGTGCGATTCTTGTGTACTTAGATAAGCCAATAAGTTTTTGAGCAGCAATAATGCCAATATAAGCAACGCCAGTAACGGGTTGGTGATGATGGCTACACATACTGCGAAGCTCACTACGGACAACCAACATACCTTCGTAGCGGTCCTCCGAATCATTTGGAAATGCTGTTGCGTCTGGTGCTGGTTCATATCGTCCACTCATTATTTCATTAAAGTACATTTTAGCTAGTCGCTTTGCAGTACCTTTCGAATTTGGATCTGTTTCTCTATCAATTAATAGAGTGTCCAATACTTTTTCAAAAGCTACTGTAGCTTCTTCGATTAAAACTTCTTTTTGTTCTTCATCGACGTAATCGCTGATATTATCGCCAGCCCAAAATCGTTGGCCTTGAGATTTCATTTGTTCACGAATGGCTATATGTAACGGTCTGCCTTCTTCTTCGTCAATATTATATGTGTTGGATTCAGTCATTATTACTCCTATGTGTATATTATATAGGTTTATTTAGGTTTTTTCAAGTTTTATTTGCTCGAAGTTTGCGACATCCTTCTTTAACAGCAATAGGATAATCTGGACTAATTTCTGCTATACTACAATCGTATTTTACAACTATATGGGGATGTGTATAATTGTAGTAAACAGCAACCACCACTAGCACTATTCCTAGTACTAATACACTATAAAAGTCTAAATTCTGTCTGAAAGTAGAATCTTGCATAATTGATAATCCTTTTTTGATTTGAATCGAAACAGCATACAATCTTCATGCGGGTGACTTGTAAAACGTTCACCCGGCACGCCAAATACTTCTACTACATCAGCACATGCTTCATTCCACCATTTATTATTCTGGTTGTGCCACGGTATTACAATTTCCCAAACAACATTAACTGTTTCCAAGTTTATAGTTTCCTTTTTCTGGAATAACATGACGAACCCCGCCACGGGGATCTTCCATATCTCCTGTACGTCTTGGGATCATATGAATATGAGGATACATTACTGTTTGACCAGCAGCCTGCCCAACATTTTGTCCGACATTAAATCCTTGCCATTTCTCTGATTCAACTCCGTCATATCCAAATTTATATGCGGCTTTGAAACAGTCATATAAGTTTTCAGATTTTTTGTAGGTAGGCACAAATAACAAATGCCCTTCGGTAACTGGATATGCATCTTTAAACACCCAAAAAGTTTTTGTTCTATATTCGATTTCAGTCCATGGAGCTGTTTTGTCAGATAATGCTTTTTCTAGATCGCTCTGCATGTTCCATCATCCTTAACTCGTCTTGCAAATATTCTTTGTAAGTTTGTAATGCAGATATTGCCCGATTGCCACCACCGTTTTTTTGTAATTGCATTATATCGTAATCTACTGATTCAATTTTTTTGCGTAATTCATCTATTGTAATCATTTTTTACGAGATCCAAAACTTAATCCAGTGGCACTACCAAACAATACTCCAAACGCTAACCAAGTTTCCCATGTATAAGCAATGTGCAGAACTGGAAACAATGTGTTTAAACTCCATATACCTACTAGCGGGCCGACAATGATAACAAATACAATAAATACGATACCTAAAATTAATTTAACTAATGCTGATGTCATAACCAAAAATCCTCCCAAGGATAAACCAACCAACAATCTTCTTCTCTCTTATCTACAGTCCAAACATAGTAATCTGGATCTTTAAATTCACTACCGAGATTGTGTGTTAATACTGCAAAGCGAACATTGTCGCCCCATACATGTTGCCATTGCGTTTCGCCAGGCAAGCAACTTGACTGCCAATCTTTTTTAATCCAAGCGACTGTAGATCCTTGATCATTGATATCATCAACAACAAGAATCCGTTTACCTTCGTATGCGTCTTCACTCATACTACAGTTACTAACACAATCGCCACCGTCTCGTAGACTAACATCTAAACTTGACATTTTAATGCCAGTATACTGACTTAGTAAATTAGCCGGCACAAGTCCACCACGTGTTATACCCACAATATAGTCAGGCTTCCAATTGTGTGCTGACATTTGGCGAGCAATGTCTAAACATGCTCCTTCGACTTGTTGCCAGGTATAGTAAACTTTCTTCATGCTGTTAGAGCCGATGCCAATGTGGCTAACTCTTCTCGAGTCATAAAGTAATTATAAGTATTGCTATCAACAATCTCGCCATCTTTTAAATGTTGTTGTTCTAAGTCAAGAGCAAATAATCCCTTAGGGCTTAATACTTCGTGTTTTTTCAACACAAGACGAAAGCCGTCGTGTTCTTTGATAACTATTTCTTTGTAGGTGTCTTTAACTGATTCATGTAGTTCCATCGTCTTCTCCTTTAATTGCTTCGAATGTTCTATATTTGCCCAAAGCGTTTATGTACGCATCGTACAACTCTTTGAGCTTTGGGTGTTTATGTTCTAGTATAACATCTCTTTCTGGAATATTCAAGACTTTTTCTATTGTATTCAACCGTTCTTCTAAATCGCGTCCATTAATAACCATTCGACCTTTAACGTCTAATTGAGGAGGGTCACCTTGGTTGATAACCATTACCGTGTCATAAGGATTGGCAACACTAGTACCAGTAGTCCAAGTGGTGTTAGTTCCTGTTGATGTTAAATACCCACCATATGGTACGGTAGTATTAGTTAGAACAGGAACAGCATGATTAGCTGTTGATACGTTAATTGGTGTTGGGAAGTATGCCATTCTTTCTATCACTTAAATATTTTTCAAAGTGGATCCATTTATTTTCTACAATAAATCCCCACTCGCGTTGACGTTTACCCACAAAGAACAATGTCCATGGAGTAACGCCTTCTTTTAATTCGATACGGTGAAAGGTATGTGTGTTACCAAAACGGAAACTACCAGGGCCACGCCATACTCTTACTTCACAGCTCTTTGTACCGTCTTCGTTAAACTGAGCAATCCACTCGTAGTAGCCGCCGGCAAGAATAATGGTAAAGTAATTCCAAGGATGGTCATGTACATCATCTGGATCTGATTTTAAGAACTTGTGTAAGAAAACATTATAAGGAAATGTCACACGTTCTTTAAACAAGACATAGTAGCGTTCCAAGTATGGTTCGTTTTCTGTACGATCCATAATAATACGTTTACGGTCATGGCGTTCGAGCCAATTAAGGCTTAGGTCTTTTATCTTCTGGAGTGTCATAGTGGTCTACTACTAGTTTGTAAGTTGTCTTAAATTTTTCAAATGCTATTTTTAATCCGGGATATTCTTCACACATTTTTTCTACTTTATCCCAGTCAGGAAATGCGTTGACAAAATCTACTGGAAATGATTGCGACCAGTCGTATCCAGTACCGGCACCATTAAGCGTAACAGTTGCGCCAGAACCAATCGCACCGATAGATATTGTACCGCTACTATTAAGACCTGCGCCAGTATAATAGTAATTAGTTCCAGTCGTGTTACTAATAGTAACATTGCCTGTTCCTCCGGCAGCAGCACTGATATTAGCCATAGTTCTAGTATCGATGCTTATAATATCCTGGGCTATAAACCCAGCACTTGTACTATCATTTGACCATTCGTAGGAGACTGGTTGCACTGAAGAAGTTGTCATGTAAGTCCTTTGCTTGTTTGCGTATGGAAGGTATTCTAGTAGAATAATTATCCATATGTTCTATTATTTTACGACATAAATCTGGACGATATACTGTATAAGCATCAAAAGATTCAGTCCAT